TGGAGACCGGGCACCTGCCGCTTTTACCCCAGCGGTGGTGTTTGTTCCCTGAATTCCTATTTTTAGCGTGGTATGGCCCACTTGCCCGTGTTTGTGAGACGGGCGGCTGTGGTGGTCAGTGACTAGGTGACCGCCGTGTTGTGAAGTGTCAGGCAGCGCCTGACGGCTTCGGGCTGGGGCCCAGCTCGCGGTTTCATCAGATCCCTAATCGTGTGTCGTGATTTTTACCTATTGTGGCACATGTAGGAGGGGTGGGCTGTTGGCGAGGTGCTTTTTTAGCGTGGGTTGCATCCACTTACTGAACTTAGAAGAAGAGAGTGAGGGGGACCATCGTAACCATCAGGAAGCAGGCGGAAGTTGTGACCGTCTTTGTTCCAGTAACCGCGATAGTGGCTCCAGGAGCCGTGATATCCACTTGTAGGACAAACGTCTGAGGAGACGCGTCAGTAGAACCACGGTAGCTGGACTGAACACAGTTAGTGAAAACAAAAACGTCGGGGTTGTCGGCGGCGCTAAAGGTAGTGAGGGAGTAGCACATGATGAACCTGCCGTTTCCAAGGCCTGGAGGGAGGGTGATGGTGTACGAGGCAGCGGCGGACGCGACCGTGATACCGAGCGAGGTGGCCCCGACCGGACTCCCGAAATATGCCGAACCTGCAAAAGCCGTGCCAGGTGCTGAGTAGAAGGGGAGTGTGACGGCCGGTGAGGCGACCTGCTTCTTGTAGAATGTGATGTCGTAGGAGACCCACAGCTCACCCAGGCGTGCCCCTGCGGTGGAACAACCAGCTGTTGCCAGCTGGAAGTTGCCGAGGTCGGCAAAGAGGGGGTTTGCGGGGGAGCTTGTGTAGAGGACCTTTGTGGGGCGCTCTGTGGGTTCACACTCAATGCCGTGCAACAAACTTTCTGAGGGCTTGGAGGAGCATGAAAAATCTGCATTTTCCATTTGCTGCTTAGAGGCATAAGCGGTGTCGGTGACGTCGTAGTCTGTGGCCATGACCACCGTTCCGAGGGCTTGGGACGTCCCATTGAATGTCGAGGATGTTGAAATGAACTCGAAAACAATTCCGTGGGGGTCCCATTGGTCGAATTGGGAGGCGATGGCGGCTAGCCACGGGAAGACGTTGCTGTCTGTGGGGTTGATGCGGTAGGTGGTGTTGGTGAAGGCGGAGGCGCCGGCACTAAGGGCACCAGAGAAAACGTCAGTGATGAACTCACGTTCTGTGATGCGTGTGCCGCGTTTGCCGTTGCCGGCAAACTTTGGGACCGTCGGTCCATTAACACCGTGCACGAGCGAATTTGCCTTGAGAGTGTAGTCGCCGTGTCCGAAGAGCTTTGCAAGTCCTTCGCCAGCAGCAGCGCCAAGGTCGCCTTGGTTAAGGAAATTGCCAAGAGTACGTCCAATCGTAGACGCTGCTCGTGTGAGCTTTGGGGTAGTGTGGACGAGCGACCTTTCGAGGTGGTCAATTTTCGCTTCAAGTCGAGGTAGAGGGAGCTTGATGCCGCTGACTTCAGCAGAGTAATCTCCGCGACCGCGCAGGCGAGGAGTAGGAGTTCCTTTTCGGCGGGGTTGTCTCTTAGTGGCATTCTTCTTCATTGTTGTGGTGGAAGTTCGGTATATGGTGATAAACTTACATATCACGGGCCGCCCCAGCGGCGTAGGGGTTCCCCCCTGTGGGTTTGCTTGTGGTAGTAGTCACCCCCGGTTTAGAGCCTCGGGACGGCAATCATGGGAAAGCTTTTGGCCGCAGTGGCCCGCCGTTTAGCGCCGGGGGAAGGCGGAGCGTGCAGCTCAATCGTCGATGGGCACCAGCCTCTGGAGGTGGGGCCAGGTCACCATCTGGCCGAACTTGGTGAAGCTGTTGAGGAGGGCGGTGAAACTAAGGAGGTCATCGTGGGTGAGACCGTACCTTTCGTTGATGAAGGCCCATGTGCGGGGGCTGGTGAAGTGCCGTCGGCTCGCGGCGATGTGGTGCTCATACTTGACGGCTTTGGTGTTGCTGGGCGCAACACGTTTGACTGCCTCCAAGTATTCCTTGATGAAGGGGATGTGGTGGCACGCGTTCATCATGCCGAGGGCGATGCCCGCCGGGTCGTCCTGGGTGCTCGAGGAAGTCCACGCCAGTCGGGCCAAGACACGCCCAATCTTAGGTCCCCAGACCGTCCCTTGATCCGTGGGGTAGGGGATGGTCTGGCAAAACTCAATCTGTGCCGCGCTCTCGCATGCGTGCATGTCAGACTCAAATCCGAGGGTTGTGAACTTCTGGATCGACGCATCCACGTCGAGGGGCACGTAGGAGGCGATGAGCCAGTCGTCGCCGTTGAAGTAGAAGTGGAGCTTGGCGAGGACCGGCTCGCCGAACACGTAGATGAGGGCCGCCAGGTTTCGCATGGCGGAATTGATGGACGTGTCGGGCACACCGGAGCCGAGGAAGAAGGGGAGGAGGAATTCCCAAGAGGCTCGTTGCATGCGCCCACTCGTTTTGAATTTGGAGTTGAGCCAATCTTCAAAATGTGGGTCGTCTGTGGTTTGCCGGAGAAGCTCGTTGGTCCAGAGGGTTGAAAATTCGCTCTGGTGGGCTTCGAACTTGGAGTGGTCGCCGAAGTAGAAGTACGCCTTGCCTGTGGGGCTGGCGCGGGTGATGTCGGCGACGGTCTTGTCCCAATGTTTTCCGAAGGCGTGCCCATCGGCTGCGGGGCCGTTCACCCACACAGCTGGGTTGTCCAGCTTGCATGGGAACTTCTTCCGCATGTGGTTTCCAAAAGCTTTGGAAACGGGTCCGCCAACAGCGAGGTACTCCGGGGGGTAGGCACAGATGAGGCGTGGGTCGGCGATTGGGGTTTCGCCGGGGAAGACCACACTGCTCTTCTCCGCTTTGATGAAGCCTGCAGCCTGAAGGTCGATGGGCCGGAGTCCCTCCTTGTGCACCTTCTCGTAGGCCGCCGTGAGCATGGGGCGCCTCCCCGGGGGTTGAGTGTTGAGCCACGCGTCAAAAACGCCCCTGGTGTGAGGGATGAGGGGGGCGTGAAGTCGGTGGAGCACACTCGACGGGTCGTTGGTGCGCTCGACGATGAAGCGCCACGCGTTTTCGTCAGCGTCTGGTATGACGCGTGCGCCTCGGTTGACTGCGGCGTGGAAACAGGCGTGCTCGTCAGCAGCGGCGGTGTAGGCGGTGGTGCCGAGGCTGAACAGCGTAAGACGCATTTTTGGTGTTGCGTTCTTTTTGGGCGGTTCAACGATCTGGGTGATCTTGGCACCTGGGCGCATCGCGCCCAAATCTTCCGTCTTGTACAACGTCTTGGAAGCGTAGCCGTGCTTTGTGTCTAAGGTTGCTGGGGAGCCGGTCACCATTGGTGGGAAGCCGTCAGTGATGAGGCGGTGGGCCGTGTCAGCTTGTACCGGCAGGCTTGGGGCAGAGGAGGAGGCGAGGAGG